GAACTTTTCGTATTTATCTAAGTATTGGAAGGGAAGTCTCAAATTGCATATACAATTTTCAGCATCGAGTATGTCTTTTGCTAAATTGGCAATAGTTCGTAATTATTCTCCTGATTCACGTATGTTAACTAATGCTCCTGCTTATGCAGATGTACAAAATCTATTAACAGAGCATATCGAGTTTTCCAGTGGTGGTCAGGTACAAACTGTAGAGTTACCATTTTGTTCAACATTGAGCGAGTTACCTTGCACAACCGATTGGACTTTTAACGTCTTGCAGCATGGTATGTATTATATATATTTGGCGCAGCCATTAACCATAAATTCTACTATACCAAACGATGTTAGATTTAATATTTATTTATCGGCCGGAGACGATTTTACTTTTATGGGTTATGCCACTAAACCTGTAGAGATAGCATATCCTTATTTGCAAACTAATGCAATTAGATCTGAGGAGGAACATGAATTTAGAGCAGAGGCCACCTCTTCATTTCCCGTGAATTCACAGGATGATTTATTAAACAAGAGGGAAGAGAAAATAAAACCTGATTTAGATATAGACTTTAGGCCAATAGTCTCTGTTAGAGATTATATTCGTAGGTTCCATAAGGTTTATTCTGATAGATTTACGTATGAAGAGATTACAGAGAATGGTGGAGTTATACGTTTAGATGTTGCTGAATTAACTGGTTGTCAAAATTACCAAAACCCTGGCGGTATGGGTTTTCCCGGCTTTAACGCAGATATATTTGGTATGCCTTCTAATCCCTTATCTTTAATTAATAATATGTATTACGGGTATTCTGGTGGTTTTAAGTTTAAGGTTAATTTAATAGGTTTGGAGTTTTCTGAAATATGGTATGTTCCGCCTGATTATTCTTATAATAGTACTACCCAAAGGTGGCTCCCAACAGTTCCCGTTTTAAAAGACACCAGTTTGGTTCTTTCCTATGGAGAGGCTCTACTGGAAACTTTTAAATTTCCATCCAATGGTCCAGTTTTACTTTCTAGGTTTAACCCTCGGTTATCAAACCCGACAGTAGAAATAGACAGACCCAATTATTATATAGGCTCTTCATATTCGAGAATGGGGGAAACAGATTTGTTAGCTATGTCTCATCAATTTGAATTTGAAGTTCCAAATATGACACCTTTTAGATTTATTGCCGACAATGCTAAAAGTTTTCATGCATCAGGTGTTGATGCTATCAATTCTAGTGGTAACTTGGGCTACCTTGTGATAAGAGTTTCCCCAACTTTGCTTGTTCCACCGACAGATACTAAAAATAGCGCGGCAGTAGAAATATATGTAGCTGCTACCGATGAAGGTAGATTTGGTTACCAAGTTGCTGCTCCTATTTTGTCAATTCCCACTGCTCCCGGCCCAATAGGCAGTAATAATAATTACCAGTTGGTACCGGCAATAAATATTCAAGACAATACTCCTCCGTTTGTTATACCTCGCGCTTTTGTTAGCGGCGCATATAAAGGATCATATTTT